ATTCTTTATATTCTTTATATTCTTCTTTGTAGAATATATAACAAAAAAGTCAAGTCAGCTAGAATTAGCTATTTACTAATAGTAAGTGTTCCAGATACTGTAAAGGTTGCTACTCCACAAGCGAATGAATTTGTTCCTGGTGCTACAGAAATTAAAGGTGCTTGCGGTGCGGGTGCTTGTACAATAATAATACCTGATCCTCCAGTTCCTCCAGATTGACATCCACCTGGCCCTGATCCACCTGCTCCTCCTCCAGTGTTTGCTGTACCATTTCCACCTGCTGAACCTATTCCAATACCTCCATTACCTCCACCAAACGGTCCTCCTGCTCCATTTGGATTCACTGCGGGACTATTAGGTTGTCCTCCACCTGCTCCTCCACCTGCATAATTTACAGAACTTCCTGAAATACTATTTGCTAAACCTACTCCACCATCTGCACCTGGACCACTTGCTCCTGTTCCACCTGCTCCACCACCACCTCCACCAAATCTAGTAGGTGTTGAACTTTCACCTGCTCCACCAGCGTTACCTTGAGGGGGACTTACAGGAGGTGTATTACCTGCTCCACCAGCGCTAGCACCAAAACCACCACCTCCTCCTCCAGAGCCTCCTGCGATACCAACTCTTAAAACTCCTGAACCTCCACCACCACCTGCTGAAGTTATCGTTGAAAAAACAGAATCACCTCCACTAGCACCAAAACCACCATTATTGCTATTACCTGCTCCTCCACCTCCAACTGTAATGGAATGAGCACCTGTTGATAAAGTTATTTTTGTTCCTCCAGGAAAAGATGTTCTAAATCCACCAGCTCCACCTCCACCTGATAAACCAGCCGCTCCACCTCCACCACCTGCTACTACTAAATAATCAAAATCTACATCGACCAAAAACTCTGGCCACGTTCCTTGTTGTATTGCACTAAATTGAGATTGCATGCTCCACACACCTGAAGCTTTATTTAATTCTTTTACTAATACGATTCCTGAACCACCTGCTCCACCATCACCAATAGTAAAAGGTGATCCAAAAACTCCACCTCCACCACCGCCACCACCAGTATTAGTTGTTCCTGCTGCTCCTGCACTACCATTATTAGTTCCGTTTCCACCACCCCCAGTTCCTCCTGAACCTGCTGCTCCTGTTGTAAAAGCTGGCCCACTAGAAGCCGCACCTCCTCCACCACCAGCATAAACACCAGAGTTAGGGGCAGTTGGAAAATCAGAAGATACATCTGTTCCTGCTCCTCCATTTCCTCCAACGGATGAAGGTGTTGCATTTCCACCAACTGCAGAAGCGCCACCACCACCACCACTTGCATTTACTCCAGGTAATCCGTCTCCGCCATCATTTCCTTCTGAAGGTGCATAACCTCCAGCGTTTCCTGTTCCTCCTGAAGTACTACCAGCATAACCTCCTGCACCAGAACCACCAGGTTTTGATGCTGTACTTGGAACCAAACCTCCTCCACCTCCTCCTGTAGAAGAAGTAGAATTAAAAGATGAGTTTGTACCACATCCTCCTAAAGCAGAAGAAGTCCCAGCTGATCCACCAGCACCTACAACAATAGGAACAGTAGCATTCCCTGAAACATTAAGTTCTATATTTCTTAAACCTCCAGCGCCTGCTCCACCTGCACGTTCGTGTCCTCCACCTCCGCCACCTGCAACGATAGTTGTTTTAACAACTCTGGTTCCTGGTTGTGTGGTTAAATTTCCAGAGGATGTTTTAGATGTAACTGTGCATCTACCAAAACTAGTTTGGTTGGTTGTACCAATTATGCCTCCGTTACTTTTAGCCATAGAAAAAACCTATTTAAGATTAATTTCCTGTAGCTGACCAACTAGATGATTCTGAATCCCAAACGTATTCGTTGCTTTGATCATCAAAAGCTTTCCACTGTTGATTATCTTCATCCCAAGAAATACTGTACGGAGCATTATCTCCATAAGTAGTTACTGTAGGATAAGCAACAGGTGATTGCCAATCATCATTAGAGTCTAGTGACCAACTTGGAAATGGTTGTGGTGAGATAAATTTATCTTTAGCAAAGTCAAATGTATAACCAGTTCCAGCATATTGTTTTCTGAAATTTCCATTATAAGATGTTTGCTTCCATATTCCACCTTTAAAAAAATTAATGCACCAAGACTCACCGTCTACATGCTTATCATTTTCTCCTAATGGTCCATTCGCTGTAGGAATATCATTACCAATAACAACAATTCTTTGTACAACGTTGTTTGAATCTAATTCTGCAAAATGTGCCATATTTTTTCTCCTTAGTTGTTATTATAGTTTATAATTAGTTTAAAGTCTATTGCCATTTTATTAAGTAACGGTCAAAGTTCCAGAAACTGTAAATGTCGCAACTTTACATCCACCTGCTGGCGCTGGTAATGTAGCAACACTATTTGTTCCTGGTCCTACAGAAATATTTACTGAACCTGGTGTTCTTAAAATAATAGTTCCTGAACCTCCAGCTGCTCCAGAAGCTGCTGATCCTCCAGGTCCAAGGCCTCCACCACCGCCACCACCACCTGTGTTAGCTGTTCCTGCAATACCATCTTTTGATGCTGGTGGGCCTCCTGGTCCATCTTTTAAATCACTTCCACCTGGTCCGCCACCACCATTTCCACCTGCTCCACCATTTCCGTTTTCACTACCTCCACCTGCTCCACCTGCATAAGTTACTGCTGATCCTGAAATACTATTTGGAGAACCTGCACCTCCTGCTCCACCATTACCTGATCCACCTTGTGGTGTACCTGGTGAACCATTTGATCCTGCTGCAGATGCTCCACCACCACCAGCTCCACCAGATCCACCCCCAGTTCCTGGGTTAGAACCTGCTTGGCCACCAGCGTTACCCTGAGGAGGACTGACTGGAGGAGTATTTCCTGCTCCAGGAGATCCTGGTTCTGAACCTGTTTGAGGACCACCTCCACCACCGCCACCTGATCCTCCTGCTCCACCTATTCTGCTTGGACTAGGAGATGGTAAACTGTGTTTACCTCCAACTCCACCACCCGTTGAAGTAATAGAATCAAAAATTGAATCATTACCAAAATTACCGATTGCTCCACCTGCTCCAACTGTAATGGAATAAGAACCTCCTTTTAAATTAATTTTTGTTCCACCTGGAAAAGATGTACGATAGCCTCCTGCACCACCACCTCCACCACCATTAGCTGCACCACCTCCTGCACCACCAGCTACAACTAAATAATCAATTGCTACTGTTCGTGTTGGCCATTCGGCATTCTTAACTTGACAATAAACTGTATTTGTCTTCCATACTCCTGATGCTGTTGTAGAACTTGGATCGTTGACTGGTCCGATAATTCCGCCATTTGCCATAGCTGATTACCTCCTATGCGTCGTCTATTTCTTCGTAAGAAATGGTGATTGTTAAATCGCCAGTTGCACTTGCACCCGCTTCGATATTATCTGCTTCTTCTAAATAGAAACCAGAATTTTTATCAATTAAAGATAGGGATGCATCTGCTGGTACTGAGATAGTACTTGCGATTGCGATTGGTGATCCTCCAGATTTAGTAATAAATACTGAAACGTCTGCGGCATTAGTACCATCGATGTTAGCGATAGTAATTGAATTAATTTTTAATACTTTATTTGAAGGACATGCAAGTATTTCAGTAGTAAGAGTTGTGCCCAAGGCTGCTTGAACGGATTTACCTAAAATCGAAGTTACATTTACTATATTTGGTGCTGCCATAATTTAATCTCCTGTTATATATTATCCGAAAACGATTGCCATTGCAATAGCTTTTCCTGTTGTTGCTAAACCTACTCCATTCGCCTGTACTTCACCTGTTCCTTTCGGAATAAGGTTTATATTTATATTACTATCACCCCCAGATGCTGTAAATTTAGGGGCATTGCCTGTTGCCGCATTAGCTAATGTAAGTTCATTAACTGCTGAACTTGTGGCTGTTAAATTAAGTAATTCATTTCCGTTAGTATCTAAAATTTTTGTACCTATCTTAGGATCGGTTAAAGTTTTATTTGTTAAAGTTTGTGTTCCAGTTTCTGTTACTGTACCTGCTGGAGATAGAGCTGCATCATAGACACCTGTGTTTGTTGCAACGCCATCAAGATAAATAAGTTTGTATCCTTTATCTGTAGCTGAAAAAGTAACAGTAGCTCCTGAACCTGAAACCGCTTTTAATTGTAGTGTGTATGCACCTGAAGTGCTATTTTTAATAATGTAAATATTTTCTGTAAGTAAAGGGAAAGTTACAATTCTATTTCCAGATATTGTTCCAGTAAGTTCTATAACTCTGTGTTGGGCAGTACCTGTTAAAGCACCATCTGCTATTGTTAGAGCTGTCGGTGTTCCTGAATCAGTTACAGCTTGAGAAAGATAACCACCTGTAAGCTGTTCAATTAAACTTAAATTTGCGTTAGTTTTTGTTCCCCAAGTACCAGCGTTTTCGCCGGTTGCCATTAATTCTAGACCAAGATCTGTGAATGTTGATGCCATAAATTCTGTTCTCCGTTAAACTACTTTTGTTACGTCTGTATACGATGTATTTCCTACCACGTCAACATCCGAATAACTTGCACTATTTGTTTTATTGACCGCACTATAACTTGTATTTCCTACAATATCAACATCTTGATATCCTAGTATAATAACTTCTCCTACACTAGATGTAGCTTGTTGTCCTTCTAGACCAACCGTCATTGGCACAGGTGTTATTGCACCCACTGTAGATGTTACTGAGACTCCAGTTAATGGTACACCTATTTCAGGGACCAGGGATCCTACAGAAGATGTAGCTGATACACCTGTTAATGGTACTCCTATTTCAGATATTAAAGATCCTACAGAAGATGTAGCTGATACACCTGTTAAACCAATTTCTAATGCATCAAGAATTATTCCACCGACTGCAGATGTTACACTAACCCCTGTCAATGGCACACCTATTTCAATATTTAAAGAACCTAAACCCGTTGAAGCACTTTGACCTGTAAGAGTTGTAACAGATGTTAAATCTAAAGTAGGTGCACCAACACTTGAAGTAGCACTTTGACCTGTAAGAGTTGTAACAGATGTTAAATCTAAAGTAGGTGCACCAACACTAGATGTTGAACTAACTCCAGCTAGTTGAGTTAAACTATTAAATGAATCTCCATAAGGTTCTTCACCCCAACCATTTCTACCCCAACCGACTAGTGTACCTGCATTATCAAAAGTTCCAAGTTCTGATTGTAACTGTAATCCTGTCAGATTTACAAATGTTTCTATATCTAATGTAAGAGAACCTAATGCAGATGTAGTTAATAGACCAGTTAATGGCACTGCAATTTCTGTAGTAATAGAACCTGTTGATGATGTAACTTGTTGACCTGTTAGTTGTACAGCATATTCAACACCCCAACCAGAGTTACCCCATTCTTGTCTACCCCAACCTTCTTCATTAAAAGCTTCTAGTGAACCTACTGATGATGTTGTTGATTGTCCGGTAAGAATAACAGTAATGTTATCATCACCCCACTCGTTGGATCCCCAAGTATTATTACCCCAGGTTGATGCCATAAGGAGTTCCTCCTTATGCTATACGAAGAATTGCGTTCGATGCGTCTGCTGCTGGGAATTGAATTGTAAATGTTCCACTTGATACAGTTTTATCTCCACCAAATGCGATTGCACAAACTGCTCTATCAGCGTTTGTATCGTTATATATTAAACAACCATTAGCTGTAAATGAAGCAGAAGTAAAACTAACATCCGCAAAGTCACAACATGCAGTGTCTGTAGATAAAGCAGGTGTAACACTTGTAAGTGCTATTCCACCAGCTGTGTAAGCAGATCCCGATGTGTTAGAAATTTCGTTTGATGTACTATACGCTGTTGTTGATTTATTTAAAGTTGCTGAACTTGTGTATAAAGCTAATTTAAAACTGTTTCCAGATGACGCTGTAAAATTGTGGATTGCTTGTAAAACTTCTGCTTTAAAACTGTTACATACTGCCGATGTTATTGCCATAAATAATCTCCTTGTTTAGGGTGACGGAGATTTAACTGGTATCCTGACAGTTCCATCAGTATAATCATCTCGTCTTCGTCTTCCTAATTGCATTCCTGCAAACTGTTGTATAGAACTTTTATATTTATTTTCATAGAATGTCAACATCTCCATTGGTCCTTTTAAAAATCCATATGCTTCTACTAAACAAGCATATAATAGACCTTGAGGAAAATATGTGCTTAAATAGGTATCACTATTACCATCAGAACCAGACCCTAATCCTACTGGCATTTTATTGTAGTAAATTCTAAATTTATAAGCTGCATCAGGTGTAGGAGCTATATATAAACCCCCTGAGGTAGTATCTGTTGTGTTAGTAGCACCCCCAAACATAGCATAATATTTTGGAAAACCTGTTACATCTTGGCCGGTTAAATCACCTTCTGTTCCTGTTAATCTATCTGTATATTCTGATAAATAAGTTTGGTCTTTTTTTTCTAACCAGGTTCCATCACCTGTGGTGGCTGAAGTAGAATTAAAAACCTCCACACCTCTAACAAATAAAGTTCCTGCTGGTGCATTGATTGTATTATTGTCTGTAGACAAAGTTCCTTCTTGAACAAAACGATCTGCATCCATTGGACAATCTTGATTAATTCTAAACTCAGCAGCCATTATAAAATTATCTATTATGCCCTGCGTTAATACTGAACTATCTACTTCAGTGTAGTCTCTAATAGCTGTAGTTAATGTTGCATATGTATATTTTGAAGATCCTGACATAATTAAGCTCTATCATTTATTGGGCCGTATGTACACTGCAAACCACCACCTGCTAAATATGTGCCAGCTACAAAATCCATACCTATAGCAAG